TGGCAACAAGTGCAGCAATTCTCTTTTGGAAAATCACTGCACTTGAAGACCCTGTTGCCTTCCGAGGAGAAACCGACCGACATCCCATCGAACTTAGTCGGGTCCCACATTACTGGTTCTCCTTCTCCCTCCGCTGAGTAATTGCGTCGTAGAGCTGCTCGATCTGCCTCAACGTGAGCGGCATCACCAGTATGAGCTGGCAGATGTCGTCAACGATTTGCTCACGGGGAAGCTGTTTAACTTTCGGTAGAGGGTTCGTCAAAGATCTTCTCCCAACAAGAGTCGCATACTCCAGTCTGCATGGCCTCCCGTTGTCTAGGGGAGAGTTCTGGAAATGCCTCGTTGACATGCCGACCCTGTGCCCACCTGTCCCATCTGATCCGGAACTCTTGCTCGGTGTAGCACTCGAATTCCTCTGAGCGTTCTCTGCCGCAGGAGGGACAGTGAACCTTGAAGAATACACTCACTGCTCCCACCGATAATAAACAAGTTCCTCGGGAGTCAGTTGCTTCTTGAACTCGTCCCACGTTGGTCCGAGGTAAGCCTCACACGCGCAAGGGACTGGATGCTCGTATCCCCCACAGGTAGGACACTGACCTCGCATCTGAGCGGAGCACTTGCCGCTATCATGCTCCTGTGCAATGTGCCCGCAAGAGGCACAATGGGGCCACATCGCGCCGATGGTTGAAATCGAGCGAATCACCGAGGCCTCGCTCGGATAACTCGCATCCCCCGGACGTAACCACCTGCCTCCAAGATGTTGAGGATGTCGCCCTCCTCCAATTCGATGGCGTCACCTTCATAGTCCGGCTCGTTCTCCACAACGACCACAATTTCCTCGTCGTCAGGAAGGCCAGCAATGTCTGCCTTCAAGTCTGAAACCTTGTAAACCATGACTCTCCTTTTCGGTAGCCTCGGAGTTGATACCCGCTTGTTTTTCCCAGCCTGTTTCATCAGAGTTCCTCCTCTGAGATAGGCTCATACGCCCCGGTGATGTCAGGCCTCGGTGAGTCGGGATGCAGCTTGCACCAACGCTCGAAGCACGACTGACAGATTGGTTCTCCTTTGATGGATGGGACCTTGCGTGGGTTGAAACTTACCATCGCCCCACAGGAGAGGCAACGACCCATCGCGAACAGGTATCCCATTACGGCCTCCCGTCCTTCAACCGCTTCTCGTTCGTGACCTCGATGTGACTGAGAACGGAGTTGATCGTGTCCCATTCCGACGAGTTGAGCTTGACCCACTCGCCGTCAATGAGCCGGTGTTCGGTGAGTTGGTAGCTCTGGGTCTTACCCGAGTAAACGAGCGACCACTTGTAATCCCTCTGTTTTGACGTAAGCATTTGGTGCATACCTAACCGCAGTGCCTCCCCGGCACCTTCATGACTGAGCCATCGGGTTGTGGAAAGTAGCTCAAGGAGCCGATGGCGGCCTCCTCGAATCCGTTGGAATGAATGGGACCGTAGTAGATGGCGACCATGTGGGGATTAATAACGAGCTTTGCCCACTGCCTCTCGGTCTCCATCGAAGGAAGATCGGAGAGTGCCATCTGAACCGCTGACGCTTTTCCGTGCAAGATGAGACTCCAGTTCCAGTTCCGGTTGCCGACATAGACCCAAGAATACCCTCACAGGCAGGGCATTCCTCGAACTACGTCTTCTCTGCAAGGATACGACGAATCTCCTCAAGCCTACGCTGGGCCATGTCCGGCCCTTCGAGAAACTGCCAAAGCGCGCGCTCGATGAGTTCTGAGACCGAGATGCCTTCCCGCTCAGCGTATGAGACTGCAGACTCCCAGAGTCTAGAGTTCTTGGTATAAATCGTCTTGTTCATGGCCTTCGCCTGCCTCTTACGCTGAGTCCGAGGAGCACCGCACCGATCACATGACCAGTGTGCGACCAGTGGGTCCGAGTCCTTATACAAGAACTTCTTATACGGCTCAGACCACACCGGTTCGATGTCGATGCGCTTATAACGCCCGCCGCATTGACACGCTAGAGTCATTATTCGGCCCTCCACTCAGGAGCCTTGAAGGGACGAGGAGCGAAGAAGAAGTGCGGCTCCCACCGATGCCAGACCTCGAAGGTCACCTTGGCTTCAATGAGATTCCAGTCGTAGACGTCTTGCACGGTCCACGTCACGCCGAAGAAAAAGCCCCGGTAAGAAATACCGAGGCTCTTGTCGAGGAGGTCATCGGGACGGTCGTGGTAACAGTCCCAGTGGCGGCCAGTCCAGTATCCAATCCTGAACATTATGGCAGCCACTCCTTTTCCATCCCGATTTCTTCGAGTTGGGTCAGGAGGAAGCGAACCCTCTCATGGTCCGAGAGTTTCACCCGTTCGAATGCGACGACCAAGGGGACCAGCTCGAAGTAACGAATCCGGAAGTCCGACCAATCGTCGGAAAGTAGCAGTGGCTGATCACCGTAGGAGGGGTAGATCGTTTCCCACAGCATGTCCATCTCAGCCCGAGCCAGAGCTTGAATATCTTCCTTCTGGTTCTCGGTGAGTCCCCGGAGCCAAGCATCAGTTTCCTGAGCTTGCTGACCCATGAGCTTCATAGCTCCGACGACGTTCTTCTCACGAAGGAGGTCCATTGCCTCCTCTGTGTCCTTACGAATCTTGTCCCGCCACGCCGACCACTTAATCTCTAAGGGTCGAATGTAGATGGGATCAAACACCTTGCCATTGCGAACGACCACGCCGTCCGCGTTTCCACGCAATCTTTTAGCCATAACTCTCCAGTTAATCAATGACCAGAACTTCGATTTCCCGACCGTTCGCGTCGCCAATGTTGCACAACGCGCGCTCCCTGAGATACTCCCCGTCGGAGGCAGGCTCGAACGTCCCCGACTCGCAAATGATGCGAACCGGCTGGTTATACTTGACGTATGCGAGCATGGTGCCCGTGACTCCGAGAGTGAACGAAATAAGTAGGTAGAAAAGAATACGCATTGAAACTCCAGTTAAAGTTGTCCCGAATCTCCACCGCTCGGGACCACACGGTCCAAAGACCGACTAACGCCAGGAGCTATTAGTCAGCCGGAGGCCTACGACTTGCTCAGCTCCAAGTGAGCCTTCTGAACCTCGAGCATCGTCTTGACGATTTCCTCAAGGGAGATGATGCGCTTACCCATCGCCTCGACGAGATCGAGGAGAGCATGGTCGCTCTTGTTCATGTCGTCGCCGAGTTGCGAGATCAGGTCGAGAAGTTGTCTTTCCATTAAGATGCTCCAGAGAAAAAAGGGTGAGTCCGAAGACCCACCCATCCGAGTTACGCCGCCCATTTCTTGAGACCGTTGCGATTCAGAACGTCGGCCAAATCTCTCATGAGGTCTGACTCGTCCCAGATCGTCTCCACGTTATCCAGAGTCGCGTGGAGAATGCTACGCTTCCTCTCGACCAGCTCGGTCAGGAAGTCGTCGATCGAACCTGCGGCGATCAGGTAGGTCGCCATGATCTTGTCGGCCAGCTGACCCGGTCGGGGAAACCGTGCTTCAGCCTGCTCTTCGTTGGAGGGATTCCACTGACGCTCCATCATGAGGCAGTCAGAGCAGAACTGCATGTTCAGCCCTTCGCCTGCGCTCTGCGTGGATGCGATCATGATGCGGAAATTCTTGCCGGTTGGAACTTCGAGCAGAACCGGTTTGTTCTCCGCGTCGTAGCTTCTCTCAGTCCTGACACCCTTGAACTCAGCTAGAACATCTTGGCGCTGTTCCATCGTTAAGTCAGAGATAAGCATGAGAGGAAGTTCGAATGTGCCATACTCACCGCTCTTGTTCAACTCGTCGATGAGCCGGGAGAGACCGGCGTAGAGCATCTTCCGAGTTGAATTGTGATGCGTGAATATGACCAACTTGCGGTCGGTGGACGTGAGAAATTCTTCAACGAACTCCGTGGCTGCCGGAACTTTCGCTTCTCCGGTCAGCCGCCGCATTCTGGAGAAGTATCCGAGAATGTTGCTTATGTCCTTGAAGTTGATTTCCTCAACGTCGGACATAAATTCTTGGAACTCCTTGATCACTGCCTTGTAGCGCTCCAGAACGTCCCCACCCATCTCGGCGTGACGGAACATTCTGGAAATTGCAGGTAGCTCAGGCAATACCTCGGCCCTCGTGAATCGTTGAATGAATCCCTTCGTTTTCTCGTGGAAGCGGTCGGGATAGGTGAGAATGCAACGCGAACCAGAACCGACCGGCGTGGTTTCCCTCTGGATGAAGTGCTGTTCAGAAGGATACAAGGTCGGGTTGACCAAATGCAGAATCGGCGCATACTCGTGAGCCGAATTCTTGATCGGGGTGCCGGAGAGACCCATGACGCTCGGTCGCTCGGTCCCTGTGCGCTGCCATGCAGAGGCAATCTTCTTAATTGCACGGCACCTTGAGGAAGCAGGGTTCTTGATCATCTGGCACTCGTCCAGAATGATTGATTTGAACTGGCTGCAAACTGCGTCGTCCCAACGAATGACGTTCTTTTTCAGTTTCTTACCAGTCCGACCGTTCGTGAATTCTTCCCCGATGAGACCGGCTGCGTTCAACCTCTCCCAGTCCAAATCCACGTCCGGGCGAACCAGACGCAGCGTGTCGTAGGAGATGATGACCACTGGGAAGTATTCTACGTAGGGCAGCTGATTCCCGTTCTCTATGATCTGGGGAATCATTTCTCCGTTCGTCCAATTCACGAACTCCATCCAAGTATTGTAACGGAGACCGGACTTAGTTACGAAAAGGATGGGAGACATGGACGCTTCGTTTCTCTTAGCGAGAATTGCAGCGATAACCATTTTCCCGACGCCCATCTCGTGAGCCAGAATGCAGTTCAGACCCGCTTCCTCTGCGAACTTAGCGGACCTGAGCTGGTAATCATACGGCTTGTGGCCGTTTCGTGCGACGATGATGTCTTCGAGCGGTGTCTCGATTTTGTCTTGAATGAGGCAGTGGCCGCACTCGAGGAAAATGAACCACCGAGTCATCATGTCCTGTCTCTTAGTCTCCACGGCAACTTTGCCGCAGAAAGGACAGGTCTGTCGGAGCGTAGCGATGGGTTTTCCCATTACTTAGCTCCTTTGAACTTCTTCTCGATGTGCGCGATCGTGGCTTCGTCCAACTTACCCAACGCCTTGAGTTTGTCGATGACTTCCTCTTTCGAGTCACCCATAACATCGGCGTATACGTCTGCGAGCTTGATTCCCGCGCCAGCCTTAGGAGCAGCGGGAGTCCGCTCCTTGGTCATCCGAGTCGCAGCACCCTTGTTATTCCCGAGAATGTGCTGCTTGGTTTTGTCCAGTTCCTTGATTTTCGCTTTTCTCTCAGAACTTTGCCCGTTCAACCTCTCAGCGAGGCCCGAGCGCAGACCCTTCTGAAATTCGCGCGCCTTGTAAATGTAGGCTTCGATCTCGTGGAACTTCGAAATGACCTGTTCGTCCGTGGCCGCCGTGACCGAGAACTTGCGCCCAGCGAGGTAAATCGAATTCGGTTCGTTCGGCTCGGGAACGGCGAATTGCTCCTCGGAAACAAATGCAGTATTCGCGACCCACTCAGTCTCCACAATGGAGAGCTTCGTGATCACGTAAGGGAGGCTCTGTGCGGCGCTCTCCGGCAGCGGCTCCTGTTCAAAGAGCGGCTGAGCGGCGAGAGGACGAGGAAGGCTGTTACTTGGAGGAATCGGTCTCGGCGTCGGCTTTTCTTCCGGGCTTTTGGCTGGAGAAACAGGCTCGACACTTGAGGGTTTCGACGATTCGTCCATTACGTCCGCCTTTTCGCTCCCGTTTGACGGCAAGCTCACCACCGCATCGCTTACAGATTTTTTCCATTCGGTCTGCTCGGCCTTTCCATTCTGCTGTTCACGAGCTGCGAGGTAGTCGTCAAAGCTCTCGAATTTCTGAGCTTCCTGATCTACTTCATTCACCAATTCCGACAGTTTGTCTTTTTGTTCCATTGCTCTGCGTTTCTCAAATGTTGCGTGGTTGAGAAGTTAATCGCCATGTGAATTTAGGCCATCTATGTGACCTTCCCGCTCATGATCCGAACGGGAAGGCCAGTAACATGGTCCGAATTACGGCATCTCGATTTCGCCGCTTGTGAGCTGCTCGACCGCTATTTCAAGCCGCTCAATTTCCTCACGATAGCGGACGAACTGTTCCGCGATCTGTTCGAGCGTCATAGTTTCAACACGCGCACGCTCTACGCGAATCTCAACTTCGTATCTCATCGTAGATCCTTGACGGTGGTTGACCGAGACACCAGAATTTCGGTGAGGCCCACAATGAACGCGCGCTCGTAGACCGTTTCTCTCATGACGGCGGGATCGTGGGGCAGTGCTCTCATGCGGAGCGTAGTTGCCTTGATGGAAGCTCGGAACCGCTTAATTTGCTTAGCGAGTTCCTCTGAAGTCTCGTGATTCCCGATGCGCTTTGCCTCGCGGTAGAAGTGAGCGAACGTGCCGTCAGTAAACTGTTCGCCCTCCGAACGCTTCTCCTCGCGATTCTCCAAAGTGTAGTAGGCGTGAGGAAAGCCACCGTTCTCCGAAACCGCAACACAAACAGCCAGCGTGGAGAAGAAATCCTTCCGAGTTTTGTAAATCTCCTCGGCTGCGTCCTTCGCCTCGTTGTGCGTGCTCCAGATCGTGTCGTCTTGGACCCAACCTGAGAGAAGGTGCTCGCGCACAAAAACGTAGTAATCTTTTTGTTCCACTGTAGTCTCCAGAAGTTAGTGTTTAGTAGCCCGTTTCGCAGGTTCAATGATCTGCGAGTTGAAAGTGAACGACCAGATAATGATCGCACACATGCGCTCTGAGAGTGAGCAGATCCAGCAGGAGTCAATAGTTTTCGCCATTGCCATTCCGACCTGCTGCTCTTCGAAGCCCATGACCAAGTCCGGGTAGTCGTAGGATTCGAGAAGTTCAAACACGCGCTCAATATACGCGCCCTTAGTTTCCGAAGTGGGCCGACCAGACACGCTAAGAACGGCCATCGTTGATCACCTCGGCTCGCTTACCCGCCCGGATGAGTCCCAAGACATACCGTTTATGCTTGAGAGCTTTTAGCTGCGCTTCGATCTTCAGGGCTTCCTGATTCAGCTCCTCAAATGAAAGCGCGTGGAACTTTTCGATGTAAGCGTTCTTAAGCGCCACGGGTCACCTCAACAAACAAGTTGGGGAAGATGTTCTCAATATCCTCGGAACATTCGGCGCAGTAGAACGCCACCTGTCCGCTCTCGAGACCCCGAAACGCGCGCACTGCTGAATTCGTGCAGTTGGGAATGTAACAGGCGTCAACTTTGTTCCGACGCCGACCCAGCTCCAACAGAAGCGCATGCCAGCGCTCGTTACCCAACACCCTTTTATCCATAGCTTCTCCTTAATCGCCCGAAATTAGGCCATCTAGAAAGTTCTAACCCATCCCCGACGGTATATGCAATCGTCGTGAATGAGAGAACTTTCCACATAGTCTAAGTTGTCTCTCATAATTGCGAGAGCGGCTTAAATATGCTCATGCTCGTCTTATACGGCCTACGTGACTGGGAACCGGCGACCTGTTACCCTTTTTCAAGGGCGCTGTCACTATGGCTTACCTGATCCCTCCGGCCATATTCACAAACCAAGAAAGGAGTTTGTCCAGTCCCAGTAAGGGCCATTAGGTCTCACCTTGCTTCGTCCCCGTTTTCAGGTTTCTTCAACCGCCAGACCGTGTAGGTGAAACTACGGTGCCAGCAGAAGCGCGCAGTGAGTGTTTAGGTGGTAAGTTAGTGCTCAACTAAGTCGCTTAGGCTCCGGACCCCCATGACAGGGCAGCTCCCGGCCTTTTGCCTCAGCGCACGGCGTAACTTCAACCGTGTTGCGAGCGTATTGAGTTTTCAAAGACCGGCAAGCCCTCCCTACTACGCGGAGTTTCGAACCTCTCATTTTGGCGGAGGAGAAACCGGGACGCGCACGGGATGCAAAGAGCGCCCGGCGAACCGAGCTAAGCCATTGTAGCACACCCTTGGAACGGTTGCAAGTGCTTGTGATCAAAGGGTTTAGCCGTTTTGGATGTGTGGATTATGGAACTGGGTCCAGGTGCTCCCAGATACAAGAGGTATGTCAAAGATTTGACAGATCGAGGTTTCGGGAAAACTTCTCTTACCTAATTACTGGCTTGTTCCGAGCTGATTCCAACCTTATTCCAAGCTGATTCCGAGCTGTTATTTCACGGTAAAGTATTGAAAACAAACGGGTTATTCTAAACAGGTATATGTATGTGAGGGGGTCGGTAGCCGTCCAAAGTTTTGAATTTTCCAGGTATCCTTGGTTTTCGTATCTAGTTTCTTTTTTTATTTTTTTTTTTTTTTTTTCATCAAACTGAAAAGGATACGAGAAATAAAGTGTTCGCCCGGCGAACGGTATCTTTTTCGAGAAGGAGGGAGATCCCCACATACATAGATCCTCTTTCGGTAGATCGCTTTTTCATGCGCGTTTTCATTGGGTCGATCGCTTTTCGGGTAAGGATAGAATCAGGTGAGAAACAGCCTAGGGAAAGGTCGGGGAAAGCCTGGAATCAGCCTGATGGAGCGATACGCGCCTCCCCGTGATCATCCCTGAGAGGTTCCGTAGGAAACCGTTCTAAGCCTCTGGAAATTGTTCTAAGCCTCCGAAACTCCGCGCGCGTGGGTAAGACCGGCCCGAATTTGCGCCTCCGTGAACGATTGTTCGGGAAAGGCGAACACTTTCTAGATACGCGCGCCTCTTGGTCTCGAGCCTGGGACCGGAATACGCCTCCGTCGCGCTTACCCTGGGTCTCCGGGCCGGAGGACCGGGTGCCGAGGAGGATACGGCTGCGCCGGGCCGGGTCGAGCGGGGGGAAAGGCAAGCGATTTTTTTTTCGCCGGGCTGCTGATTTTTGGTGCGCCAGCTTGAATCCGTGCTATTCTAGTGACTCGGTTGGCGGTTGCGGCGGCGAAACGGCGCAGCGGAGTTCAGCCGGGAGAAAACGAGATGGCAAAAAAGCAGACGGCAGTAAAACCGGCCAAGCTGAATTCTCAGCTGGTCACTTCAGCAGGAGAAGTTGTGAGCAATACACAGATCGAAACGGGCGAAACGCCCAAGGGTGAATCACGCGGTCACTACGCGGAGTCGGTTGTATACGGACTCTCGCAGGATCAGATTGACGCGGCCATTGCGGCGGAGTCGATCAAGTCGGTTGGAAACACGGCAGTCGTCATTCGCGGCAAGGGAAACGTAAAGGACGAATTCGTCACTTACGACAAGTTGGTTGCGCTGAACTTCGACGGCGCGAAACTTCTCTGCGGCGGAAAGGAAGTCGTCGCAACCGAGAAGCCGGAAAACGGCGAGGACACGCGATCGGACGCGGAGAAGTTGAAGGGTGCGGCGGATCACTTCAACTACGGTTTCGACTTGGAGGTAAAGCGGGAACTCCGGGCGAAGCTGGCGGAACTCATCGAGGGTCCGGCGAAAGCGATTGCCAAGGCAGCGCAAACCATGCTGGATCAGGGAGTCGCGGAAACAATCGAGGACGCGGTCGCGATGGTCAAGGCTGGCCGACTCCGCAAGGGACTGCCGGTCTAATGACGGCCGCCGGGGTCGTTTGGCTGTTCATACTTGCGGCCGGTCTACTTCTGGTCGGCCGCAAGTAAACGCAAGTAAACTCACGGACGCGGGACTGCACACCGCGTCCATTCTTTTATCGGATAGTCCGATATCGTAGTATCCGAAGCTGACATACTATTTGTAAGTTGCTAAGATAAAGTAAGCTGCTTATTTTTTGTGAGTTACTTACTTCCCCTCCGGTCCTTACCTTCCCCCAGGTCCTCACTAAAGTATAGTTACTAACTATTTGGGTCCCATGAACCCGGACGGGGGGGTGGTAGCCAACTCATATCTGCTTTTCTTATCCTGGTTTTATTCGGGTCCCATATTTATTGTTCTTTCAGGGGAAAGTAAACCGTTCGCCCAGAGAACAATTAAAACTCCAATCTTTCGGGTATTGACATTGAAAAGTGTTCTGTGTTACGATCACGTAACCCGTCATCTATCTGAAATGTTTATCTCGGACGCCGAACTCGCTGCTCGTTTATCTTCAGAAGCGAACCTCGTGTCTCGCTTGCGGAGAGAGGATAATGATCTTATCCCTTCTTCTTTTCCCCTTCCGGAAATTCCCGAGGTTCCCAAAGTTTCCGAGGAAGAAAAGGGTCCCATATCTCCTACCGCACCCTTGGACCCTTGCACCCCGATAGAAATCCTCCCGGCAGAATTCTCTCCTGAGTCCCTCGACAAAATCCTGAATCCCAGAATCTTAAAGAATGGAAAAGAATACTCCGGTCGAGGTCCGAAGGGTCTACACGTCGATGAGCAGGCTGCTATCGGAGTTGCCGCTGGGATCTTGGGAACGACAAAAGGCTCTAATCTTGGTGACGTTACTTACGCGTCGGGGCATTCGTTCAGAAACGGCTACGAAGGGAATCATACTCAATACGACCCTCGCCGGGGACCAAAAGAGGAACTGCGAGAAAAGATTATTGGGGGTCACGGGGTCATTGTTGATAAGTGTTTCAATCGACTTCTCGCTACCCTGGACCTACTCGACGATAACAAGCTCTCTCAAGTGAAAAGGGCTACGGAACTTTCCGTTGTCGCGAAAAACCTTTCCGGAATTATCGCTTCCGCTTCCGCCGCCACGCAGGATAAGTTCGTTGACCAGAAAGAGCAGTCTGTTCACTTTCATATCATGCGTCCGGAGCCTGCTCTCCACGACGACTACCCCACGATCAACATCGACTCCTCTCCGGACCTCCCTAAAGATCCTTCGTAGAAAGTATCATGACCTCAACAACCTTCGAAAACTACCAAGACAAGATTCTCCCTCTGATGCGCGGAAAGGTTCGTAAGCTCAAAGAGGGATTCGGATTCATTTCTGGAGACGACGGCAGGGATTACTTCTTCCATTGGACTGCTCTCCAACGCACGACGAAGGCTTTCAACGATCTGAAGATTCTGGATCGAGTAGAAGGCTCCGTGATAGACGAGACTGAAGGTCGAGGCCCTCGGATGATTGAGATTCGAGTAATTGATGATAGACCTACCTCTCATCCTCAGTTCGACGCTTCCCTCCCTCCGCCTGCAGGAGAGTAACATGCTTCTGATCCTTCTGATTGTTCTCATCGTGCTGGCGCTTTCTGGTCCCTGGTATCCCTACTCTCGGAATTGGGGCTACGGACCTTCTGGGCTTCTGGGAGTCGTTCTCCTTATCCTCCTCATCTACCTTCTTCTCGGAAACCGTCTCTGATGCCTGCGAAATCTGCTGCACAGTATAGACTGATGCAGGCTGCACTCCACGGGGCCTCAGATAAGGTTCCGAAGGGCGTGGCGCGCGAGTTTGTAGAAAAAACTCCTCCCGCGAAACGTAAGATCTTTGCTAAGAAAGGGAAATGATGGAAACTGCACTTGCACCGAAACCCAAGGAAGAATTGGTCCCGACTCCGTTCCCGGACCCTGCGGAGGAAACGCGTCTCGAACTCGAAGCTCAGGCTCTCGACATGGAGAAGGCGCGCGCCGAGGCATGGGAAGCTGGTCAGAACCCCGACGGCGATTACGTCATCACCGAGGGTCTTCCCGTCCCATTCTTCTTCGTTCGTCGCTACCGAGGCGTCGGACCTCTGGCCTACGAAACGAAGCGGGGCCTCATCAAGGTGAACTCGGGAGACATCATCGCCGGGTTCTACTACCACGAGCACGATGCTTCTGGTGCAGATCTCGAAGAACAGCTCGAAGAAGTCATCGTCATGACCGAAGCCGCGTTCATGGCACTCCAGGATGATTTCACCTCCGATAACCTCCCGGAAGCCCTCGACGTTCGAGCGGTGAACATCGGAAACGCGCGCAGAGGGCCTTCTCCCACGCCTCCCATCGCCGAAACGAAGCCCCCGAAGCCGGACCAGGGTCTCCCAGGGGTCAAGCCACCGGTTGCTTCTCAGCTTCCGACCTATCCGAATCCTCCGGCTCCGACTCCAAAGAAGTAGTCATGGACCGGATGCTCCAGTTCTTCGTCTATCAGCATCTTCCTCCTCATCTTCAAGAGGTCTCGAAGGATTTCTGTGAACTCGCGGAGAAGATCGTCGAGAAATACCCACAGAATCCTGAGAGGACCGTGACTCTGAGAAAACTCCTGGAGGCAAAGGATGCAGCGGTCCGCACGTTGCTCTTTCAGGATGAACCCAATACAGGACAAGACAAGCGAAATCCTGTAGGACCGCGGTGATCGAGGTAACTTCGAGATTCGAGAAGGTTTGGAAACCGCACCCTAAACAGGTCGAGTTCATCCGTCTACCCTTCTCGATTTTCGAGGCGCTTTACGGTGGGGCAGCAGGGGGAGGTAAGTCAGAACTCCTCCTAATGCTCCCCATACTTTATGGTTTTCACGAGAAAAGTGGGTTCCACGGTGCGCTCTTTCGTCAGACCTTCCCACAACTTGAAGAAAGCCTTATCCCTCGTTCGCATGGATTTTATAAACCTCTTGGAGCGTCTTACAACGATACCAAGCACGTCTGGACTTTCCCCTCGGGAGCTAAGATTCGACTCTCTTATTTGGAAACTGAGAGAGACGCGCGTGAACATGATACGGCTGAATATCATTACGTCGGATTCGACGAACTCACTGCTTTCCTCGAATTTGTTTATAAGTATCTCACATCCCGAGTTCGTTCTACACTTGACGGAGTTCCTGCACTCATTAGAGCAGCATCGAATCCTGGAAACATCGGTCACGTTTGGGTCAGAACAAGATTTGTTGCTCCAGCGCCTGAAGGAGGAGCAAAGCTCTACGATGCCTACACGCAATCATACCGTTTTTTCGTTAGAGCAAAGCTCACCGACAATCCCTACCTCATGGAGAAGGACCCGGGTTACATCAACCGGCTCCGAATCCTCCCAGAGGCAGAGCAGCGCGCGAAGATAGATGGCGACTGGTGGGTTTTTTCCGGACAAGTTTTCAATGAATGGCGAGACCCATACGTTGGATCACCATTTCAAGGGGAGCCAGCGACTGCGTGTCATGTTATTCCAGATTTCGAGCCGCCATATTGGTGGCCACGAGTTATCGCAGCTGATTGGGGCTATACGGCTAAGACATGGGTCGGCTGGGGAGCGGTGGCACCGGATGGCA